CTGAACTTACATAGTATTCTGTTACCCTTCCTAAAGCGTCTGGTTTTCCCATACGTATACGTTCAACAGGAACGTGGTATATTTCACAACTTGTCCTGTCTTTACTCCAAACTACGTTTAAAGCATACGCTCCCTGAAGCTTAAAATCAAAAGCTATCTTTTTAACTATACTATGTAGACTTTCACCTTTACTATTTGCCTGTGCTAAGAACCTTTTAAGTTTAACGTAAGCGTCTAAATTGTCGCTTTCTTCTACTGTTATACTTTCTCCCGCTATCATATCCGAAGTAGCGTTTACAATAGCTGCGTGTGTACTCGAATTGTAGAAAAGGTCTATTAAAAATTGAGGGTACAAATTCCTATAGTTTTCTGTACCGTATTCTATAAAGTCTTTACCCATAGCTTCCTGTATAATAGGTGCTGTCTGTGTTTCGAAATTTACGTTTAGTATAGTTTCCTTAAAGTCTACTTTAGTTTTCTTTTTCATTATAAGTTATCTAAATAAGTATTTAAACTTGCTCTTTCTGCTGTAGTTAGTTTTGTGTTAGTTACTACTATTTCTTTTGCTAGACCTTCAAAAGCTCCTAAAACCCTATCTACGTTAAAAGTATTAGTATTCGTTAAATCAGAACCTTGTTGCGTAGTTCCTAACCAAGCGCTAGTACGTTCTCCACCTGATCGTTCTAACCCTATATTATACCAGTGACCTGTAGAAACCGTAGTAGCATAGTTCATAGCAGAACCGCCGCCTATTTTTACTCTCATTTGTGAAGTAGTTTGTAATCTAAAAAAGTCGTCATTAGGGGCACCTGTAGCGTCGTTAAATAAAATATCGTTAGCACCACCAGAAGTAATAGCGGTAAAATTCAATCTAACCCAAAAAGAAAAGTCGCCTGTAAAATCGTATTGTGGTACATCTAACTTATTGTTACCGATGCCTTTTACGCCTTTTGTGCTACCGTCATATACAAACCTAGTAGCCGCACCTACAGCGTGTCTATTACCTCCACTGTAATCCTCCCAACCGTAAACTTTTTCGGAATCCGAACAGGCGTTCCCTGCAGAATTAGTAATACCTCTACCATTTCTAAACCAATATATCAAACCGCTTAAATTAGCTGGTGTCCAGTCACCACCTACAGTAGAAGTTCTTATATTTAATCTGTTACCTAATTTCATTATCCAGTAGTTAAACTATCGTGCTCTTTGTAACCTACAGCTACTCCTGAAGTCATAGTTATAGCTGTTATATGTCCAAAAAGAACTGTACCCGCTGGTATAGTAGTATGTAAAGCACTTTCTCCTGTGTGGTAAGTCATAGTTATAGCACTTACTACACTTTCAGTAACGAAGTGTACACAATACCAGTCTTTACCAGTTTGTGCTACTGTAGTAAAGCATTCGCCAGAACCCTTACCTAACTGTTCTCTTAATAAAATGTTGTTGTTGTCTATTAAACTCATTGTTTTTTAATTTTTAATCTGCGTATAAATAATTAGTTTCTGTTGTTGTATGTTGTGTATATTGTATTTGTTCTGATCCTACCGTTTCTTGTATATAAAGCTTACCTTCTTCTACTTTTCCTTTTACTACTCCGTTATCATTATCTAATTCTAATACTTGAGAATCATTTCTAGGCGCTGTAGATTCTGTTAATCTAACTGTTCCTAACCAAGTAACCTCGTAAACTTCGTAATACCAAAAGCCAAAAGGTTTAAAGTCTATTCTTGATAAAAAAACGTCTTCTGTAGTATTGTGTGCAAAATAATTAAATACGTATCTGTCGTTATGTGTACTCTTTAATCCGTATGCGTACTTTACCTTTTTTGTAGAATCGTTTGTAAACTTAAACAAATATCTAACTTGTGAAGCGTCTACAGCTGTATGTATTCTCTTTTCTTCTAAAGTTAAATATGAACTTATTGTACTTCCGTAAACTCCTGTTATCATACTATATAATATAAAAAACAGTAATTTATTTGTCTTTTGTTGAAACTGTCTTTTTCTTAGTCTTTGTAAAGAAGTGTTCTACTCCTAATAATTCCACTTCGTTAGATCTTACG